TGTTTTAATCTCCCCCAAAAACGCCTCAAAGAGCCACGAAAATGACTAGAAAGGTCATAGAAGGTCACCAGACGACCCAAGAGGGCTTAGAACGGCTTGAAACGGTTTTGGGTAGGGACACAGAAGGCGAAAACACGCTATTTGGCGTTCAAACGCCCAGAATTCACACGCCACTGAACGATTTACCGTCGCGCGGGCATGAATTGATCGATTTAGCCAGCAGTCTGGGTATTGATCTCATGGAATGGCAAAAATTCGCGCTCATTCACACGCACAAAGTCAAGCCCGACGGTCGCTGGGCTTCACCCGTCAACACCATTGTCGTGGCACGCCAAAACGGAAAATCGTTTTTGCAGCTGATCAGAATTCTTGGCGGTCTTTTCCTATGGGACGAAAATCTGCAAATTGGTTCGGCGCACCGCCTGTCCACGTCGCTGGAACAGTTTCGGGCAATGGTGCAGATCATTGAAAAGAATGATTCGCTGGCAAAACAGGTCAAGAAGATACGTTGGCAACATGGCGGCGAAGAAATCGAGACACTTACGGGCAATCGGTTTATTGTGCGTGCGGGCGGTTCGGCTGCCCGTGGTGTTTCCAGACCTTCGACGATTCACCTAGACGAATTGCGCGAAATGAACGACATTGAATCTTTTGCGTCGCTTCGTTACACCCTTATGGCTGCAACCAATCCAATGGTCATGGCGTACACGAACGCGGGCGATTCTAGTTCGGTCGTGCTGAATCAATTCCGCGATAGGGCGTTGGCTTCAATTGCGGGCGTTCAAGACGACATTGGTTATTTCGAATGGTCAGCACCGACTGACGAAATCAGCGTTGAAAATGCACGGCATTCAAACCCGTCAATGGGCACACTCATTCACGCCGATAACGTGCGAAGCGTTTTGAACGACCCGCCTGACGTAGTTATGACCGAAGTTTTATGCCGCTGGGTTGTCGCAATCAATAGCGCGGTCGATTCGGCTTCGTGGGGCAATTGTCTTGACAAAGCAGCTGATCTTGACCCAGACAAATTGACGTGGCTGGCAATCGATCTTTCGCCCGATCGTCGGCATGCAAGTCTCGTTGGGGCGCAGAAACTTGGGTCAGAAAACTTCGTCGTCAAGTTGTTGCACACTTGGTCAAATGAGTTGCAGTTAGACGACAAGGCGATCGCCAACGAATTGGCAGATTATGCCCGCAAGTATCCGACCGAATACGTGCTTTACTCACGGAAAACAAGCGGTGCGGTAGCAGCCCGCCTTGCACCCGCTGGAATTGCCGTGTTTGACATGGATAACGCTTACCCGCAAGCGTGTGACGAAATGTTGTCGGCGATCAATAGCGGCAGATTAAAACACAGGGGACAGAGCCAACTTTCCGAAGAAGTATTGGCTGCGGTGCAATTGCGTCGTGGCGACGGCGGTTGGGTTATCGGTAGGCGTGCTTCACAGTCGGTCGTTTGCGGTGCAGTGGCAGTTGCACTGGTGACACATTTTGCGACACGCCCAGACAATGATCTTGACATCATGGTTGGTTGATCGTATAACCCTGACACAATTTGGGCATGGGATTTCGTGATCTATTTACGCCGAAGGTCGAGGCTGCCGTTCCAGCCAAAACCTTAAACGTTGACGCAGCTGCGGTTGCGCCTTATTACACCGAAGTTGAAAATTTATTCTTATTCGGTGGAATCGTTACGGCTTCACGCGCCGAGGCAATGAGTGTTCCAACCGTTGCGCGTGCGCTTGGAATTATTCAAACAGTTGCGTCATTGCCAATGCACACACGCAACGAAGCAACAGGCGAAAAAGTCACGCAACCGCGCGTTATCAATCAGCCTGACCCACGAATTCCAGGGTCAACGTTTTGGGCTTGGATTATTTCGGATTTATTTTTCTTTCCTTCAGCCTATGCGTACGTCATGGACAGATACGCAGACACAGGAAAAATTCGCGCAATGGAACGCATTGCACCTGAGCGCGTAACAATTACGACAAACGGCATGGGTTATGAAATCGCCTCTTATGCAATTGACGGTGCTTATGTTGACCCAGCCAACCTTGTTGTCTTTCAAGGTTTTCAAGAAGGTTTGCTAAGTCGCGCAGGTCGTACGATTCGCGCAGCCGCAGCGTTGGAACGCGCTGCAATGAATTTTGCAGTTGAGCCAATTCCACAAATGGTTTTGAAATCAAACGGCACATCATTGCCAGCCGATCGCGTTTCAAAGTTATTGACGGCTTGGAAAACTGCTCGCGCTTCACGTTCGACTGCATTTCTCAATGCTGACGTAACACTTGAAACGCTTGGCTATGACCCAAAGAATTTACAATTAAATGAAGCGCGCAATTATGTTGCACTTGAATTATCTCGCGCCGCTGGACTTCCAGCGTATTTCACTGACGCGCAACAATCGAGTTTCACTTATTCCAACGCCTTAGACAAAAGGCGCGACCTGGTGGATTTTGCTTTCCGAAATTACATGTCAATAATCGAAGAACGCCTTTCATTTGCTGATTTCACACCAGCAGGAAACAAAGTGCGTTTTGACCTTGATGATTTCTTGCGTGGGAATCCATACGAGCGCGCGCAAGTTTATGAAATCTTAAATCGTATCGGCGCAATGTCGATCGACGAAATACGCGAAGAAGAGGACATGCTGCTATGAGCAAAAAAGTAATCACACCAATGACAATCACGGCAGCTGATTCAAACAGTCGCACAATCAGTGGACGCATTGTTACATTTGAGGAAACTGGCAACGCTTCAATTGGCAAGGTTCAATTTGCAGCGGGTTCAATTGAACCAACGTCGGTTTTGCTTAATCTTGAACATGATCGCACACGTCGCATTGGCAAAACACTTTCAATCGAATCAAGTGCCGAAGGTATCGACGCAACATTCAAAATTGCAAACACCACTGCGGGAACTGACGCATTGGTTGAAGCGCAAGAAGGTTTGCGCGACGGATTTAGCGTAGAAGTCTCATTTGACGAATACGAAACACTTAAAGACGGAACAGTCAGAATTCTTGCGGGTGAATTGACTGGTGTTGCATTAACTAGCGAACCCGCAATCAGATCAGCACGCGTCGAATCAGTCGCCGCAACAACCGCTGACGAAAATGAAGTTTCAGATTCGACAATCGAACCTGAAGTCACACCAACAACAGAAGGAGACGAAGTGGACAACACCGTCACAAACGCGGAAACCGTCGAGACGGTAGAAGCCGCACAGTCAGTGACCGCACAATCAAACGCCGTGGGTGGTTGGAAAGCAACACCACGCATTGAAATCACTGCTGCAAAGTACCTAGAAAACAAGGTTCTTGCTGCAACAGGCGACGAATCAGCGCGTCAATACGTTTTGGCAGCTGACAACACAACAGACAACGCTGGACTTGTTCCAACACGTCAGTTGACTGAAGTCATCAACGGACTATCAACAACAATTCGCCCAAGCATTGACGCGATTTCTCGCGGTGCATTGCCTGACGCTGGAATGACTTTTGAAATTCCTAAGATCACAGTTGCACCAACAGTTGCAGTTGTCGCCGAAGACGCTGCATTTTCTGAAACCGATCAAAACAGCGCGTTCTTATCAGTGGACGTCAAAAAATTTGCGGGTCAGCAAAAATTTAGCGTAGAATTATTGACACGCACTAGCCCATTGTTCTATGACGAACTATTGCGCAACATGGTTGCAGCAATGGCTAAGGCGCAGAACTCATACGTCAACGGCATTTTAATTTCAAATGCAACACTTGACGCAACAACAGTTGCAACATACCCAACGGCTGCTGAACTACTTGGAATCACCGCACGCGGTGCAGCAAGTGTTTATGGTGCAACCGCAGGTCTTGCAAATCCATTTGCACGCAACATGATCGTTTCAACAGGTCAGTGGTCAAACATCATGGGCTTGAACGACGCAGGTCGTCCAATTTACACCGCTTCAAATCCAATGAACGCTGGTGGCGCAGTAGTGCCAACATCACTTCAAGGAAACGTCGCGGGCTTGAACCTATACGTTGACCCAACAAACGGTGGCGACGGTGACGGAACGATCTTGGTCGTTAACCCAGACGCTTACACATGGTACGAAGGAACTTCATACCAGTTGCGCGCAGAATCAACCGCTGACGGTTCAATCACAGTCGGTGTTTATTCATTCGGTGCAGTTGCGACAAAGATCGCAGCGGGCGCGTTTAAGAATAACAAGGCATAACAAAAACAAACTAATCATGCGCTACGGTCACTCCCGAACGTAGCGCAGCAGTCGAGAGGAACGGAAATGCCAAGTATTGTGTCAACGGCGCAATTGCGCAGCGTGCTTGGCGTTTCCGTTTCACTTTATCCAGACAGTTATTTAGACGAAATTATTAACACCGCTGAAGCGGTCATTTTGCCCATGCTGGTTGCAAACACTTCAGCAATTAACGCTTACAAACTAGAATCAAACGTCGCGACGTATTACACGCAACGCGCACATCATTTTGTTGCTGGTCAATCAGTGGTCGTCGCTGGATTACCCGCACCATTTTCAGCAACCGTCACAGTCGTTGACGTTAAAGAATTTCATTTCACCGCAGCAATTACCAGCGCGGACGTCACATTGCGTGACATTATTCCAACAGGCACGGCGACACTTTCAGGGTATTCGGCAGCTGAAATTTATGCCAACAGTGCGCCAATCGAATCAGCCGTGCTTGCAGTCAGCGTTGAAGTTTTCCAATCACGCGTCGCAGCGGGTGGACAGATCGAGGGCGTCGATTTTGCCAGCACGCCTTATCGCATGGGTCGCAGTTTAACCAACCGCGTGTCCACGTTGCTTATGCCGTTTTTAGACGTCGAGACGGTCGTGCAATAGTGCCAGCCAATTCAATTGCCGAAACCCGTTCAGCCTTAGCCAACGCGTTTTCAGGCTTAGCGGCGAACATTTACCCAAGCGTTCCAGAATCGCCAATTCCACCCGCAATTGTGGTTGTCCCAGATTCACCTTATTGCGAGGTTGTCCTTATAGGTAAAACGGCAGTCAAAGTTAAATTAAATTTTGCAATCACTGCAATTGTTGCTTCAAATAGCAATGCAGGGTCGTTAGACAATCTGGAAAAACTAATCATAGGAATTCTCGCTGCAATGCCAGCGGGATACGTTGTTGGCGTCGTAGAGAAGCCAACGGTGCTTGAAGTGGGTCAATCACCAATGCTCGTCGCAGACATTAACGTTTCAACCTACTACACACAGACAACATAAGGAGTAAAAATGCCAACAACAGTAATAACTGGGCGCGACGTCACCTTTACTATTGGTGGCAATAATTACGACGCCCAAGCAACAAGCGCGGTTCTATCCAATAGCCCAACAATTGAGACTTATCAAACTTTAGACGGCAAGGTCTACCGTCACATTGATGACCAGTTCTCGTTCGACGTCGAAATGCTTGCAGACTGGGGCGCGACTGGTTCATTGTGCGAAGGTCTATGGAACGCAACCGAATCAGCACCAAACACAGGAATCTCAACAGTGTTGACTGCTGCAAGCGGTGCGACATTTACATTCCAGATTTTGCCAGCGTTTCCAAGCGCGGGCGGTACTGCACCAGACGCGCAGACCGTGTCACTATCGTTCACCGTTATCGGTACACCAGCCGAAGCGTTCTAACACAAACAATCGGGAGAAAAATGAAACTACCAATCACGATCGAATTCACCAACGGTGACCAAGCAACATACGTTGCAGCACCACCTGAATGGGTTAAATGGGAAAAGCACACAGGCAACACAATTGCACAGGCGCAAGAGCGAATCGGAATTTCCGATCTTGTTTTCCTTGCTTATTATGCAATGAAGCGCGAAGCAGCTGGTAAGCCGATCAAAACACTTGAAGTGTGGACGGAAACCATTGCGGACGTGGTTGTCGGTGACGCAAACCCAAAAGCCACCCCGTCGGAAGTCTGAGCCGAATAGTTTGGGAAGTAGCCCTAGCAACAGGGCTACACCCAAACGATTTCGAAAGTGCTGAGGATATTCTGACAGTCATTGAAATCATGGAAAGGCGCGGAAATGGCAAGTGAAGCAATCACTTACGACAAAGCCGAATTGCGTTCCATTACGCGGGCGTTTAAAGCAATGGACGACGAAGCAATTTCACAGGCAAAAGAAACGTCAAGTGCGCTTGCCGATTTTGTGCGTTCCAAGATCGTGACGGCAGCCAATAGCGTCACACGCAATCGTTTGGACAACAAAGTTGCTGAAGGTTCTAAGGTTTCAAAATCATC